GTTCTGAATTTATGGAAAGCGCTCTAAAAGAAGGGGCTGAAGAAGTAAGTGAAGAAGTGCTTCAGGATATTATTATGCAGGGATCGTCTTCTATAGCATGGTCACTTAAGCAATTAGGAATAGACCAGACTAATAAGGGGTCTTGGAATTACTTGGATAGTAATCCATTAGAAAGATATTTGTCTGCATTTGTCGGAGGTGCTATTGGAGGTCCTGTAAATAGAGCTTTAGATATAGCTCAAAACTGGAAAGCATATCAACGACATAAAGCTGAACTAGCTAAGTCTAACAAATCTGATGTATTAGACTTTGTGGATTTAGTTAGAAAGTATGGGAAAGAACCAATTTTAAAAGAATTAGACAAATATGAGAAGAAAGGTATGTTTCCTACTGGACTATCTTTAAACTCGTTAGGTAATGATAATTTCCAGCCTGCTATGGACTATTCTGATAGTCAAAATGCTATTCTATTTGATTATCTTAAACAGTATGTAGAATATTGGGATACCCTTATCCATGAAGAGGGATTAAGCATTTCTGACTCAGACCTTATAAATGAAGCTATGAATAAAGATATAAGAGTAGCTGCACTTAGAGAGAATGGGTTGGGCTCAGAAGTAATAAATACTTTTAATAATCTTTTAGTACAGTTAGCTAATGCTAATTTGAGATACAAGGAGCTTTATTACTCTATAAGAGATGATCAAAAAGCAAATAGTAGTGAATTAGCCGAAGCTAAAAAAACTGCCGACGACATAAGACAAAAAATCAAAGATTTGAGAGAAGGTCTGTATGCTGATGATTTTCTAGATAAGACCGTCTTTAAATTAAGTAGATCATTAGGAGCTTCTCTTTATACTCCTGACATATATATGTACGCTAGATCAATAAATAAAGACTATTCAGAAGCTGACGAAAATACAAGAAAAGAAATAGAAGAATCTTATCAAGAGTTTACTAAAAATAATTCAAATGTAGAAAATTTAGCTTATGAAGTATTTAAAAGATCTAGAGATCTAGTTCAGGGAGATATCATGAATGTAAAAGAGTTAGATGTTAACTACTTAAAGGATTTACAGGAATCTCTTCACAAGTTATTTATTGACAGTAAAATAGATGGATTGGAGCCTCCTACTCAAAAGGAAATAGACGATTTAAAGAAAGAAAAGAAAAACGGAAGAAGTAATGATGAGATAATCTCTTTATATGGGTTAAATCAGAAACAAGATGCTCTTACAGAAGAGCAAAAAGAGTCTCTAGTAGATGACTATTTCAATAAAGAAATAGAAAATGAATGGAACTCCAAGAGTAGTGATGCTTTTATAAAGTATTTCCAGCTAGGATTAGACCCTAAATTCTTTGGAGACACCCAAAGACTTGGACAAGTAATAAATGTATTAGGGGAAATAAAAAATAAGTATGGTTATATAGATGCTGAAACAGCTAACAAAGTAAAACTTATAATTGATAAGCTGAACATAAAAGACTTCTCTACTGAAACTATTGTAAAAAACTTTGTAAATTCTGGAGAATCATTGTCTTACGAATTTGAGGACGCTAGTTCTATACTAAGTACCATTAAACCTATTGTAGAAAAGCTAGAAGTTGATGAAGAGACAATGGTTGAGATGCAAGAATTAGGAGGAGATAGAACTCCTAATGGCATAGAATTAAAAAAGTTGGATGAACAAAATTATGAAGCTACATTAACAAATAACCTGGGAGAAGAATATACAGTAGTACTAAACAATACTACAGTAACTAACTTATTACGAGATTTGTTATCAGTAGATACTTCTGTACAATCACTGTTAGACTATAATAATAGTAAAAATAGTTTAATAGAACAACTTAGAAAAATCAGTATTCCAGATGCTACTGCAGTTAGCTTAATAGAACAGGCTAATAAACTACTAGATTCTAGTAATGTAAAGGATATAAGTTCTCAATTACTAGGAAAAATTTCCAGTGCTGTTTACGGGGAAGATATAACAGAACTATATAAACAGTTATTAAATTCTCTAACTTCAAGTAAAAGCCTAGTAGACTTTATAATAAGTGATCCTTCTGCTGAGTCCAGACTTGATATTTTAATTAATAGTGTTAATTTGTTAGCCTCTATATTAACTTACAGCACAGAGTATAAGAGGGGAACATCTAATCCTAATTTATTCGATTTTATTACTGTTGTAAATGGATATAGAAGAAATAAAGGATTGGAAGAATTGCAAACTCTATCAGTAGACGGAGCTGAACAAATTAAGAATCAGTTAGGAGAAATAGCTAATGCAGCTAATATAATGAAAGAAATTTCTGCAATAAACAGGAATGGAAAAATAAAAGAAAATAAAATTATTCACACTAAAATTGTTGCAAACTGGATTAGAATTTTCTCAACCCATAAAGGGCTTCAATCAATCCTATTAGATGGTAATAAGTTTTTTGATTTAGAGGATATTGAACCAGAAGCGTTAGAAGCTACTGTAAAAGCCTCACTTGGACAAGAGTTAAGTGTTAATGAGGTTACTAGCTTAGAAAAGGAACTTCTCAGAATGGAGACTTATTATTACAATAAATTTCAAAATTTAAGTGATAGTCAGAAATCTGAGCTTGTTCAAGAGTTGTCTAAATTAAATCCATATGGAAGTCTTCCAGCTAAGCTAAACAGAGATTTTGACATAGCTTCCATTGATAATGAATCTGTAGTAGCCTATGTATTGTCTACTTTAGTATATGATCCTAACGATTTTAGAAATAACTATATTCAATCTATAAGCGACGATAGCTTTAAAGATATTGTCCCTCTATATCCACAAATGTTAGTAGTAAAAGAAGCTGTATCAGCATTTTTTGGGGCTAACACAGTAAATGAATATTTAGGAGATGTTGTAACTAGATTTCCAGATAAAAGTAGAGAAATATATTTAAGAAATCAAACTCTAGTATCTGGATCGGCAGGTAGTGGAAAAACTAAAGTTGTAGCTAAATTATTTAAAAACATAATCACTCTTCAAGATCCTAATATTAAATTCTCGTCTTACGCATTAAAACAGGATAGAGCTAATGAGTTACATAAAACTATTGAATCTGAAGAAGTATTTAGTGGATATGAACTGTATTCAAAATGGTTTAGTCAGGACGTCATAAATGAAATTAAATCATTCAAAGAGTCTTTACTTGGAGATTCAAAAGTTGAAGTTGATAATATTATAAAAAAGAAAAATGAGATATTAGAAAAATTAGATAAAAATAAATTATCTCCTAATAGAGAAGTCTTAATAATAGATGAGTACACACATTTATCTAATTTTGAACTCATGATATTGGGGGGTATCCCTAATTTATATATTTTAAATTTAGGAGATCCTAAACAGAACGGGTTTAATGGAATAATGGGGAGTGGAGGGTCTTTAACAGCATTTTCAACACCATCTTTAGATGTTAGTATTAGAGCTAATAACAATCACAAGAAGGACAATCTTAATTCTCTAGCTTCTATTATAGATTCTTTACAGAGACAAAATGAACTGTATAAAACTGGACAGGCTGGTATATCTAATACAGCTTCAACTTTAGATTTAATAAAAAAGGATGGATTCTTTAAATTTTCAGAGTCCAATGGATTAGTTAGAGGAGAGCAAACAGTTAGTTCTGTTCCAACTATATCTGAATTAGAATCTATGATTACATCATTGCCAAATGGAGAAAATATAGCTTATATTTACGACAAAGCTCATACTCCTACTTCTGAGATGTCGGAATTAACTAGTAAGTATCCTGGTAAATTTATAACAGTACACAAAGACGATGTTCAAGGGTCTGAATACAATTATACTATAGTTGATATAGATTATAAAGAAGTTAATAAAGCAGATACCCCTGCTACAGTAGTTAATGCTTTAAGAGATTTATACACATTAATGTCTAGATCTAAAGATGGAACTATGTTAATTTCTAATAGTCATATACTACTTGGAAACTCTAGAAGATACAAAACTTACTCTAGCAGTACCTTTGATCCAAAAGAAGTAAGTGACTACAAAGAGTTTATTAGCAGTGTTTATAAAGGACTAGAATTAAATAGTTCTACTAGTGTTAAACCATCTAAACCTGAACCTACTCCTGAAATCGGGACTCCGGGATTGAAATCATCTACTCCTGGGTCTGAAGTATTAAAACAAGTTGCTGAAAAAGACATAAAAGAGTCTAAAGAATTAGATAATCCTGGAGCCTTTACAGTATTCCAGAGTCATATTATGTACAATTTTAATACTGGATCTAATAGAAATTTAGGAAAATGAGATAGAGATAAGGATATTATCTCTAAGTTTAATATTTTAAAGAATTTAATCTTTAGAAATCAGGAAGATTTAGAAAGAATCCTTAGCAACGAAAATACAGACAGATACCAGAATTCACTTCTAACGTCTGCTATTTCCTTGTTCCCTAAATTTGGTATAACATCTAGAACCGAAGCTATTGAAGCTATACGAGAAAGCGAATTCTTTATACAGAAGGTTCAATATTCAGATGAATATGCTTCCGAGGACAATGGTGTTAATTCTAATATAGAAGCTCCAGATTACATATATAGAATATTTAGAAAGATTGGAGATTGGGAAATAGATCTAGGAGTAATTACTGATCCTAATAAATTGGTAGACAGAGATATAAGAACTAAGTTAATTACAGCTAATACTAATCAATCTTTCAAATTGGATAAATCTAAAATGAATATTCAATTTTCTAAAGCTAAGATAACTTTAGTGAAAGAGGGAAAGTTTACTTTTGATAATAATTCCATATCTAAATTCTCTAAGAATAATCCATGAGCTAACATTTCTGGGAAAATCTGGGTAGCTAATAAAGAAACAAAAGCCAATTATATTCAAGCGGGTTATCCGTTTGTACTGTATTCTAGAGATTTGTTTATAAATCCAGATGAGTTTAAATCTTTGTTTGAAAAGAGAATATCTGGAGAAAATAACAATATAGTCCCTTTAAGAGCAAGCTTGCACGGATATGATTTTACTAGCTATATGAAAAAATGGGGAACTTTATACAATAGTAAGAATGGGAAGAGAGTTATAAAATTCACGTCATTTTCTGGATATAGACAACCTATTTTATTACGTAGACAATTAATCAGATTCCAAAGATACCTAACAGCGAGAGCAGAGAATCAAAATATAGAAACAGCTTTAAAAGATCTATATGCTGGAAATGCAACTGCACTAAATAATGATATAGAATATTATAATGGTATAGTTTCTCCAGACCAGTTACAGTCTGTTAAGAAAACTATAGACACTTTAATATCAGAATGATCCGATGCAATTGCTCACTTTAGTAATAATTTTAAAGTAGATTGGGAAAGATTAGATCGTTCCACATTTAGAAAAGACACAAAAACTCTATTAGATAATCTGCCCAAAAACAAAATAGTAGAACAGATAAGGAACCTAGATAGAGATAAATTAACTGAAAAGCTAACTAGTATATTTGGAGATAAAGCTAACAAAGCTATGGTGGATGGAGTGTATTCTGATTTAGAAGCTTTTCTAAAATTATATGACGCATTTACTAAACTAGCTGAAGATAATCCTAATATACTTAGTACACTTACTCCAGCTACTTCAGAAGGAGTAAATGAGTACACTAATATATCGGGAGATTTAATAGACTGGTTAATAAATAAAGGTTATGCAGCCAATTTTATCGGAGGAACTATGCTAACACATAGCTTGTTTAAAATAGTAAACAAGAGTCCAGAATTAATGAATGCTGCATCTATTGGCATTGATCATACTGCACAATATAAGGATGGTATATGGGCTAATGGAATATTTTCAGATATGAGTGAAAATGGATTCTATAGATCCTCTAATACAACAGACGATCTATATTTTAACTCATTAATTGAGATCCCTAACGCATATATAGATTTAAGCTCTATTCAATTTGGGAATAATACTCCTGTAGAAACATCTGAAGAAATATCCGAAGAGACTACTGAAAACACTTTGAATAGTTACCTAGATAAGCTAAATTTGCATAATTCTACAGTGGATTTAGCTAATTTAAAATCTAAAATAGAAGAGCTTTATAATAACAGAAAAGATAAAAATCTAGGAATAGTAGCATCCATAGATGGAGAGATTATCCCTGTAGATGGAAAAGCTATTATGTTAAGAATTAAAGATGAATCTATTGAGGCAGAAGAACTTGGAAACAATAATGCAATAGAATTATTGAAATCCAAGGCATTTGAGATATTGGAAGATGATACTATTAAAGAAAACTTAAAAGTATTATTAGGAAATAACATCCCAGTTCAAATTTTGGTTAACGGGAATGAAATTCAATTTAATTTTACTGATGAGTTTTTCACTTTAAATGGTTCTGTTTTGGAGAAAGTAGAGCAATTAGAGACTGTAGTACAATCATCAAATGAATTTATGGAAACTCTTCAAAATGTACTAGATACAGAAGGAGTAGGAATTAACTTATCCAATGACTTAGATTCAGCTGATTTAGACGCCATAAAAGGTGTAATAGAAATATTTAAAGACCAGGAAGTTATTGAAGCTGTAGATATTAGGAATTCTTTAAAACCTAATTATAAAAATGTAAATAAGAATTTGCCAATAAAGGCACTTACTAATTACATATTACAAGCATTAAATTCAAATAAACAAACAAATCAGTGTTCAAATGGCTAATATTTGTAATGACTTTAGACGAGCATTAGATAACACTCTTGCCGTTACAGAGTTCAGTGATGTTTTTTCAGTTAATACTGACGGAAAGGTAGAAAGTGATGGAGAGGCCCTGAAAAGTCTCTCCATTAAACTACTTACTCAAACAGGACAATTACCTAGTTCAGTAGATGATTTTGTTGATGTAGTTACTGAAAATTTTGAAGACGAAGATCTAAATCCAGAACAATTTTCTGAAGTAGCATCATTGATATTAAAGAATTATAACAGATTAAAATATTTAAGAAGGGAATTAAGACCTAATAAGGTAAATAATTTACCAAGACTTACAGACTCTCTTACCAATAACTTTTTAGGAGATAATACTCTGAAATTATTCTCTAAATGGTTTAATACAAGTTTAGTTAATAGTGCAGTTTTGCTGCAGCCTGAGAGAATCGTTAAATCTACAGTAGATCTTAATTTCTCTATACAGAGACTAAAACAGACTTATGTAGATAATATAGTAAAATACTTAGAAATAGATAACTTCCCTCTATATAAAGATTTAGGAACTAAGGGTAGTGAATTGCAAATTATACCCTATAATCTACTATTAGAGGCTGCCCAGAACAAGTTCAGTGAGAGATTAGTGAACGGAAAATATAAATCAAGCAATGATCCTATTGAGGATAATGC